GATTCCTCTCCGTCCTCTTCAGTCTCTAGTTGTTCATCAAGTTCGGCCTCTTCCGTTTCTACCTCTTCGGCTTCCACTTCTTCGACCATTTCTTCCGCACTCGCCTCGGGTGTACCAGAATCGGTATCCTCAACTCGCTTGGACTTCAGGAAATTCAACGCATCCTGTGGCGTTTCTAGGGAATCCACTATGGGTTTGCTCCGTTATCTAAAGTTTGTCTAGCCATGATCCCTGATTGCATTACAGATTCCAGTCGCTGCTCTAGCTTTTGGATTGCCTGCGCTTGCCTCCAGATCTCATCACGCTCATTACTATCAGTACTTGCTAAATAATCTTTGTAATTCTCACCCTTAATTACCGTTAGGGCATCCTGAAACATCTGATCCTGTAGTATCTGCCTGGCTCTTTCGCCTCGGCTTATCTCCTCATGGGGGTTCAAATAAGCGCTCCTGGTACGTTCTGGTTATACTTAAGCTCCATTTCTGTTAAATCCATAGCCATCTGATCATCATGCTGCATTTGATCTTGTATTATCTTGGCCTGATCAACGTTAGCCTTTTCCCGTATCTTCAATATTTCCCTTTCGGTAGTAGCGCTCTGCTTAATAGCCTCAGCCTCTGCTAGAGGGTTTTGAAGCTGTTGCTGCATTGCCGTGTTTTCCCTGGTTAATCTCTCTATCTCAGCAAACAGAAGTTCTTGAGGGATCTCAGGGTCGTTAATGTACTTAGATGTATCCTGAAAACCCATGGTGGTGATTATTTTATCTAGAGTGTTATATAGCTTCTTCTGATCAACCACTGGGGAACCACGCTCTAATAGACCTAGTTGAGTCTGTAGAACGCCTGACAGGTTCTCCATGGTCTTCTCTTCACTACTTGCCGCAAGACCTACGTTACATCTAGTGCTGTGCTCGTATCGCCAAAACCTTGGATCTACTACTAAGGGCTCTTTTTTATAAATGAATCGAACCTTATTTCTGTAGTAATGAGAGACTAGCCAAGAAATACCCTCGTAAAGCTCTCTGAATCCTGTTTCAGCAAAGTTTCTAGCTATGTGCTCTACCTTTCTTGAGGCTGCCTTCTCTGCACCCTTAAACCTTGTAGCTGTTTCTTTCTGTAGCTGATCTGAGTCTAATCCTTGGTTAGCGACTATTCCTCCGGTAGTTTGCTGCCTCACAGAGTCAACATACTGGACTACCTGTAGTGCCTTATCGCCAATGTATGGTGTCTGTAACTGGGCAACTGCTGCTGCAGGGTTTGGCAATCTAGTGCGTACAATTCCGTTAGGACGATCAACCAACAAATCATCAAGATTCGTATCAGAGTCATTAACAACCACTCGACTAGAGTTAACTTTGTATATGTTATCTAGCATCTGACGATACAGAGCTGTTTTTATATCCTGGGTTTTTTTGGTCTTCTCTACTACCGACTGTCCGATTAAGGAATCAGGCATTAAATCTGAACTTAAAAGGGCGTAAGGAACGTGATCTACAGGGTCGTTGTCTAGGATTCTGTTACCAGCTATAACAATCCTACGCCTCTCTGAGATCCCGTCATCATCGTAGTCAATTAGGACGTATAGATCTGAAACCTGAACCTGCTCGTTGGTCCAATGCCTTACGTCTTCATCTTCGTGGTCATCACCACCCTGAGACCGGTATCTAATCTGACGTATTCCGTATTTTTCGTGCTCGTCTTCCGTTTCTTTAGAAGGCAGTGATTTAATTAAATCCTCATCGTATCCAGCAGCTACCAATTCACCCTTTGAAACTAGGGTCATGTCACCAACTATCTCGGCGTCATCCTTTGAAATAGCGTTACGACTAATGACAAAGTTTTCTATGGGGATCTTAGAGTAATCAATTGTCTGAACCTGACGCTTACATCTGACTTTTAGATAGAACCCGTCTTCGTCCTGATCTTGACCGATAACCTCGTAGTCATCCATTGAAGACTCGAAGTCCTGCATCAGAAGAATAAGATCATCTTCAGATAGGTTATCAAACTCCTTCTCTGTGACCTTCTCTTCTTCCACATACTCATACTTCAGGACGGATACCTTCTGAATTAAGGCATCTTTCATCCAGCCGCTGATTATCCGGTATGAGTCTTTCTGAGAGTTAATTAAATAGCTTGTGTACTTAGTCTTCTGCTCGGCCTCCATGACATCAACTGGAGTACCATCTACGGGTGTAAACTCCATGACTTCCTCAGGACCAAGGAACATCGCCGTGAGACTTGTCATGTTTGAATCTACAACCTGCTCGCAGTCGTTAGAGATTACCGAAGACTGGCCAACCTTCTCATTGCCAAGAGGCAGACCCAAATAGTAGCTAAGGAAATCCTGAGACTCCCTGATCCAAGTTCCCTGGTCTCTTAGAGAATCATCCCTAGCCTGTAAAACGACAGACAACAACTGACTGTCAGACATTTTAGCCATTGGCTGCAACCTTCTTTGGTGTCTTCTTGGCCGTCAGTGCGGCTACTAGCTTCTCTAACTCTTCAACACGCTTCTTAAGTTCTTTAACTTCGTTGTTTAATTTGATGCTCATGTTTATAAAATCCTGCTTTGCGTACACGTATCAAGTATATGTATTCACGGCGTACTTGATGGGCTTCCAGTTAGATTCCTGCTTGCTCGCCATTAATGCTGCCAATCCTGCTGCATCCGAGTTACTAACCAGAACCCCATTAGCATAGTAACACTGCTGTTTCTCAACGGTAATATCATACACTGGAACCAATTCTTCTTTTCTCCGTATATGCTTTACCCTTGCATGACGACGAGCAGTAAAGAGACCTTTTAGGCTGGCAAGTCTCGTAATCATTGCCGCAATGTGTACATTCAGCCTTATGCTTGGTCCTTTTAATACTCCTGGCATGCTCCGAGTGCCACCTTCTACCTTCCTCTGATCTGTGCCATTCCTTGGCTTTCTCCGATGCCCTTCTGAGCTGTCTTTTGTTCTCTTCGCTGCCGACCCACTCGCTAGATTTTGAGTGCAGCCTGGTGTGTTCTGACCCATGTATGCATTCGAGGTTTTCAATCCTGTTGTCTGACTTGTCCCCATTGATGTGGTGTATGTGGTGCCCTGGTGGGATCTCGCCATTAACATCAGCCCAGATAAACCTGTGCATGTATGTTCCGCCATATTCATGAGGTAACTTGTAGTACCCGTTTGGCTTTCGGTAGAACTTATTCCCCTTGTAGAACTTTGGCTCATATTTGATATTTTGCTTTCTTCCTGAGTTCCTAGTCCTTTTTGTGATGTTGTCAACGGAATAGTTGTCGCTGTCTCCATCGGCAAAAATAACCTCGTAACTTCTGCCAATATCCCCTTTAAAGTCCTGGTAAATCTCCCTATGAAGCAACCTAAGCTTCCCACCTTTCTGGCTAGCGTATAACTTTCGCTTTTCCCAGAACCAAAACCTATCTCCCTTGTATTCTCTGTAATGCTTCTTCTTATCCCCGCAATACTTAATTTCTTCATGTTCCATAACGGACTCCTTTCGGTTGAGATAACATCATCATAACTCAACTCATCCGCCTTTAGGAGACCTTTTGTTGTGAATATCTTATGCTCCGGGGTGCACTCCAATACTTCACCTGTGCTTAACTCTATTTCCAAGGTCTCTGAGTGTTTTATGTACCCAGAATTAGTAACTCTTGCGTATACCCCGTTTATATCTACAAAGTCATGGTTGGTGACTTTCTGTATCTCTACCAGCCCCCTGCTAGTTTTAACCTTAACACCAGCAGGCAAACAACTATGACTTGCCCAGTTATGATCAGGGCCTAAGTCTATCCCTCTATTCTCGTCAATCTTCTTTGAGTAGTAACTTAAAGCCGAACATCCACCATGACACTTTGAATCGAACCACATCCTTGGGAAGTTATCCCTTATGTGCTCTATACGCTGCTTAGCGGCTCCTCTGCCTTGATTCGGGACTACTGTTACCTTGTACCCTAGATCTTTAAACTTGCTCTCATATGACGCTCTTATGGTCTTCTCTGATGTGGCCCCATCATGAGGTAGTATTATCTCAGCCCTGCCTGGTACGTAGTCATTTTCCCTTAGCCAGGTTGCGTGATTACCTATCTCCTGCCCCTGTGCTTCGTAGTGATTTATAAAGTTAATATTCTGTCCTACGAATTGAGCCGCCCAGAAAACGAAGTTATCACTTACCGCACCTGCACCCCCGATATCAGCAAATAGCTTAACCACGTGGGTCTTAATCTCTGGTACGTTAACTAACCATCTACCTTCCGACTTAGCCTCAACTATGTTGCTAGTGAAGTAAGAACCTGGCTTTATCTCTAAGTAGCCGCCTTCCCATATGTGCTCGTAAGTATCCGGTCGCTTCTCTTTGTCCTCTAGCCTTTCCTCGTTTAGAGCTGTTCCTAAGAACCAAGGATTGTCTGACCAGTTAATCTCAACTATCGAGCTATTCTCGGGTGGTGACTGCCTGAACCGTTCGTCAGTAGTAGATCCTTTCCGCTCGGGGTTCCAAGTTACCCATATTTCTGACCCTTGTTCCCGAACTGTTGGTATTACTTTCCGCCAACACTCATCAGTAACAGGCTCGGCTTCATCTATCCAGCATATTAAGATCCTACTCTTACTCTTAATTGAATCTATGTTATGCCTAAGACCCTGAAACACGTAACTTACTCGACCGCACTTTGTCCTAATGAACCTCTCACCAACATCGAAGAACTGGCTTAGATATTCGTCTTCTTGTATCGCAAACCTAACCTCTGCAAAGCTTGAGTCATCTAGTGAGTTCTGAAACTCTCGACCGCAAAGTATTACCCCGGTCCTTCCTTCGCTTGCTAAATTAACCGCCCTTACTGCACTTAGCTTAGCGAAAGTCCTGGTCTTACCAGATCCCCTTCCGCCGTACGCGCCCTTATACCTAGCTGGGTTCCACTCGTTGTTCTTTATGAAAACCGGTTTAAGCTTGTCCGGTATCTGTATTACATGCATTCGAACCCATCACCTCAATCGCCTTATCAACACCCATTGCTGCAATATCCTCTACCCTTGCGCAAATTGTTTCTCCATTCTGTCCGGTGTAGTAAATCAAACCCTTATCCGACTCTCTCCATAGCATCATTTCAAACTCATCCATCTCTAATCACTCCCTCTATTCCTATTGGCTGTGTTTGGATCGGACCGCCATCTTCCCCTGTCACCTCAACTGCCTTTCTCTTAGGTGCGATGTATTGAAGTAACTCCTTATTAGCATCCATTGCTAATTTAAGATCTCCCTCTGCCATGGCTTGCCTTCCAATCTCTATCATGTTCTTTACTGGATCGAATCCTAATCGCTCAAGCCTCATCGTTATATCTTGAGTCTTCTTGTTAGGCGTTCCCTTCTGTCTCCCTCCAGTCTTCCTACCGATGGCCATCTATTGACCTCTCTTATAGATCAGCTCCATACAATATTATATTTAATTTGTAAAGAGTATATTTGTTTATTTATTACTAGTCCAGCTATTGATTTCCTTCCTGACCTTTTGAGTCATTGATAGCTTTGATTCCTCGGGGAAGTACTTGTCCCTTGACCCTTGGCTAACTAGTGATGCTTTCATCTTAGAAATAGGCGCTAGGTCTTTACGCTTAATCCTTATCTCTTCCTGAATCGCCAGAACTGGACCCATTAGACCCTGGTATTGCTCAAGAAGTGAGTCTATTTCTGATTGCTTAGACTCCATAATAAGATCTAGTGATTTAACTAGGCCAATCTCTTCTTCGCTAAGCTTCCTTACAGTTGTGATCATTCGTTATGCAACCGTGAATGTAGATGTTGTGAAGTCGATAGTTAATGTTTCACCACTCGCCAGGGTTAGATCTGATCCGTAGTCATACCAACATAGAAGTGGATCGGCTGGTGATGTGGGCGTGTCGTTATATATAACCACGTAGCGAAATGTCGCAACCGCACCAGAAGCAGTTAAGACTAGGTCATTGAATAACTGTGTGAAGGTGCCTGATGTTTGACCTGAACTTGAAGTTGTTAGGTTTCGGCTAGATAGGTTTGTGTAGCTAATCTCTGTTAGGTTAGCTAGAACACTATTAGTTGCCACAGGAGCATTAGCCGCTGCTGTTAGTGCTACTACAAATTGATCTGTAGAAGCTGTGTAAACCCCTTCCAGCCAATCTTCTACTGTCTGATTGAACTTGTTATAAGTTGCCATAGCTTACCCTTATTGCACTGTCCAAGTTGAAGAATCGTTGCTTTGAACTGTCCATGTTGATAAATCGTTGCTCTGAACTGACCACACTTGTCCCGAGCTGGTAATTGATGCCGGTGAACCCGCGTATGTGTATGTTCCGATATCAGCCGTTAAAGTGACTGTTAAGGAGAAACTTACAGCCGTTCCAGTGTAATTATAAGCCCCTGAGTCAGCAGTTAGGGCAAACCCTCTAGTTAGAGTAGCGGCAGTTCCTGTGTACGTATAAGACCCACTGTCAGCACCTAATAAAAATGATGCCTCCACCCCCGCAGCAGTGCCTGTGTATACATAACTACCTGAGTCTGCCGTTAGGGTGAAATTCCCAGCTGACGCAAAGGTTAGTGTTGCTGCTGTACCCGCGTATGTATAAGTACCACTATCGGCGGTGAGTGTACGGCCTAAGTTTAAATCTGCCGCCGTGCCAGTATAGGTATAAGTCCCTGAATCAGCTGTTAATATTAACCCAGCCTCAACGCCGGCCGCTGTACCTGTATATGTATAGGTTCCACTATCAGCCGTTAGGGTAAACGCACCACCCGCAGGGGCTTCTTCCTGGTATACATTTCCGCCAGGTATGAATATTTCAAGACCGCCTGATGTGTCCTGAACTACACCAATACCTGGTATAAAGACTTCTCGGGCCATTACAGTACGCCCTTAGTGATTACTCCTGCCTTCAATAAAATAGGCTCGTATTTTCTTATAACTTCTACAACATGGCGATATTCGTAAGTATTATCTTTGGGCATCTTACTGTACTTTGCCACTGCCTCTTTGTACGCTTTAGCAGCTATTGGTATCTGCAATTCCTCGACTTTTAGAAACAGCTCTGATTTTTTAGCCTCTAAAGAGGTGAAATCAAAAGAATCTTCTATAGTTTTTAGCTCAGATTCTAAATTTGAGTACTGATTTAGGAGAGAATCTTTTTTTGCAATCTCGTCATCTAATCTCACGTTATATTCACCTTGGGGTCTACATAAACAGTGGTTGAAGCTTTAGCCACATAAATAAAAACTTTATACGGCCCTTCTTTACCTGAGCTAGTTGTAACACTTAATGCTTGCTTGGTATTCGTGCCGCCCAGCCCTGTCCAAGATTCTGAGTTAGTTGTCTGGTTTGCTGTGGTTTGGTTATCTGATGCTTTGTCGTTTATGTGGGTGTATGAGCTATTACCAGATGTAGGGTATTGCACTTCCATCCATATTTCGGAGTCCAAGAGATTCGTGGCTGTACCATCTTGAGCGAAATTAACTGTTAGCGTTTTATTCGTACCGAAATCTGCAAACCCAGAGGCCAGCTCATACCGAAAGAATTCAAAAAACTCCGCGGCAATACTGCTTGTTACCACCTTGTCTGAATAGCTAGTAGTCCCATCTGAACTATCCAAATATATAGAAGTGTCTGTCGTAACCTTGCCAAATGGATCTTCTTGCCATCTTAAAACAACATCAGTAGAACTTGCTCCAGCATTTGTGTTATCCAAAACTACGTTATAACCATGGACCATTGAATCGGTTCCGGCGATTGTTGTACCAGAGTAAGTATCTGTAGTGCTAGAGTTAAGCCTACAGTTTGTTGCCTTTACATACCCTGCGCCACCGTCTATATCCAAGAAGTTATCAACAGTAAACCCATTAAAGTCAACTCCGTCTAATATAGCCACCCCGTCGAGAACGCTTAATATTTCATGCCCAGTATTATCGGTTGTTCTGTCGCTGGATACAGATCCTCCGTCCATGTAGAAAAAACCACGGTTTGAAATATCAATCACAGCCGCGCCGCTTGTTGATTTCTTACAGTCGACATCAGACCCAATTAATCGGCACCAATACGCATTACCTGAAACTCTAAGATTCCCAGCTGTACCCCCAAGACTCACATCTAAAGCGCATTGGTTAAATATACAGTTCCTTGGCAAAATATCTAACCCCGCCTGAAAAGCAACCCCCCAAACTTGGGAATACCCTGTGGTAGGAGCTAATACTGAAAGGTTTCCAGTTCCGCTAGTCCAATTAAACTGCTTGCCTGATACGGCAGGTGTATACGTTATTGTTGTCGATCCACTTACTGTCGAGCTTATCAGCATGGCCCCATTGGTAGTTAATGTTGCCGATGCGGTGTAATTTTCTACGTGATTATTCCCGATGATAACTCTATCAGCAGCAGTCAGAGTAATTGAACCCACGAGACTAGACCAAGATGTAGCCGCATTAGCCCATGTTGCAAACGGGCTTGAGTTTGCTCCGCCAACTGAATCTAGGTAGTAATCAGTCATTAATTAGGCTCTATAGTTATGGTCCATGAGACGGGTTTAGGCTTTTCGTCGATTATTACTGCCCGGGGGATAACTTCGGACTCGCCCTTATCGTTGTAAGTAGCAACACCGAATACTGTACTTTCTGTAACTTCCTGAGTGTAGCTTGAATCTGTACCCTCGTATCTCAAGAACTTTATATCATTCTTGTACTCATACACCCGATAGCCAGATACGTCACTTACGGGTTCCCAGCTGATCACTACCGTATCGGCATATGCAGGGATAAAAAAAAGGGCCATAAGCAGGCCCAGTAAACGTCTCATATAACTGTCCCTTTAAGTAGGGGTACTGCGTTACTACACCCCAATTCTACAAGACCATAATCCTTTTATGATTCTAAACTAATGGTTTGGATGCGTCAACGGTATAAAAACCTAGATATACGTTCGTTGAATGTGTTGCTCCTGTCGTAATCTTTCAGTTCGTATAGCTTACGATTAAAAAACTCTTGGATGTCCCTTAGATAGTACGTGTCTTTATCCACTGAATTCCCTCTAGCCCCCTTTTTCATGTCATACCTAGCGATCGAGATAGGCCACTTTCTAGACCGTTTCCACTCCTTTATCTGCCTATCTGACACCCTGTACTTCTCCCTGATCTCTTTGTGTGAGATAGTCTCAGTCCCTAAGACTCCTATAACTTGTATCTCCCCTCCATCTTCCTTGAACTCCTGTATTAACTCCTTTAACTCTTCTCGCATCCGTTCCTTTTCTTCAAGTGGCTCCGGTACGTAGCTTTCCCGTCCTTTTCTCTCCCAGTCGTGATACATGTATATTCCTCCACCAGTGGATCATCTCTATGTGTTTAATCCTCATCTCTTCCCTATATCTTAGCGTCCTTTCATATGTCCTTTCACATCGCCTCTTGCCGTTTGTTATGTTTGCACTTCTAGAAGAGTGACAAACCCTGCAATAGACTAGCGCCTCTCCATTCTCTAAGATCCCGTAAAACTCCCTAGCTTCCCAATCTATAGGCTTACCGCACTTCTCACATGCGTGAATCCTATCCCTTTTCTCCCACGCCAAGTACCTAGCCTTGTACATGTACCTATCATGGTGATTGTTTGCTGGGTGGCCCTTTATGTAAGCCCAATGCTTTCCTTTGTCAGTGAAAAATAATGCCTTTTCAGGATATATAGGCGGGTTAGCGTTGTGGTGCTTACACATCCTAAACCTTTTACCGTGCCTGGGCCTGTCACACCCGTCTACAACACATGTTGCTCCAACTCCTTTATTTGCTCCATTATGTCCTTTCTCATCTCCTCCAGTTCCCATCTGTCCCATTTTTTCACCTCTCTTGATTTAGCCCTTAGCTCCTCTATGAACTCCTCTCCGTACATATCTTTCATGTAATCAATATAGTTTAAGAATACTGTACTATCCCCCTTTCCCATCCTTAGGTTACATCCTTTACACTGCACGTGTATGTTCTCTTCCATTAGCTTTGTTGCTGTCTTACCTCGACTTATAAAGTGCCCTCCATCCATGCTCTTCCAGTGCCCAGAGTATCCGCAAGTCACGCAACTACAGTAACCTGTGTAATCTGCCGACTTCATCCTAACCAGCTTTTGGAGGGCCACTGCGACCCTCTCAGCCTCCTGCGCTAAGCTTCGTGTTTTCCGCTTTGGCATGTAACCTCCACTAAGTCATCCCTCACTAATTCGTACACATTACCCCGAAGATTATCAATATTGTCAGAGTTATAATCCATTATCTGTACTAGCTCTGATACTAAGTTACTACACTGCTCTTCGGTAAGGTTTTCAACGCTTTTAAGCAATAAGTCTTTGTTATATCCCACTTCTGTTTCTCCTATCTATTTCCTTAAATACTTCTATCATGTCGTCATCATTTATATAAACTATCTCTACACGCTTATTTGTCTCTGTGTCGAATATAGCGTTTATCTCTAGTTTGTAACCATCCTTTCCTAGGTAATTTTGAAAAGTGTAATCATATTCAAACCTAAGTTCCCTTTCTTCTCCAATATCCCATATATTTTTTCTTACTCTTGCGCTCCTGATTATCTCCATTACTATCCTCCGGTTTGGTGTGCCATACAGGGCTCTAACCTGTGACCTGCCGCTTATGAGGCGGGTGCTCTACCAACTGAGCTAATGGCACTTAACTTTCATAAATCCTTAGCAACTTCAAACCCATCTATGAAAGCCTGGACTTTTTCAACGCCGTAATATGTGCAAAGGTCTTTTCCTGTCTCTCTGCTTTGTATTACAAATAACTCATCTTGGCTGAAGTCCAACTTAAGACCAAGCCTTTTTAAATCCTTTAAAATATAGTGAGATTTCTTAACATCCTCTAGGTTCACATCACCCTCCATTACTATCCTCCTGTTTTATAAGCTTCAAATTCTCTCCTACTGTTTGCAGATTTTGTCCTCCAAGCCTCTAATTTATCCCTTAACCACGCCATCTGATGATGATAGTACCGCTCCTCGAATATTACTTTTTCGTACTCGGCGAGATAGTGTTGGTATTCGTCGCTTGATCTTGCTTCTGTTTCCTTAGCTGCATCGCTCTTTGCTGTCGCCTTTGTTTTAAGTGCTGCAAGAACCGTCTTCCTGTTCTCCTCTTCATACGCTCGTCTCGCTGCTGCTTTTGATAATTCAATTCCAGTCTCT